TGTCGGCGGTCGCGTCCGCTGTCACGCAGACGCAGGCCGCCGGGGATGACTGGATCGCGTCGACGGCGACGATTCTGCGGGATATCGAGCTGGCCACGGCGAAGATCGAAGACCTGCAGATGGGTTACATGCCGGACACGATCGTCATGTCGTCCACGAAGTACGCCTACATGGCGTCCGACGACAAGATCTCGAATCTGCGGCGTCGTGAGGCGACCGACAACCCGGTCTACGGCGGCGACATCGAGCGGATCGGCGGCCTGGTCATCATCAAGGCGCCGCTGTCGTCGCTGCCCAGCGATGACGTGTGGATCCTCGACAGTAAGCAGCTCGGCGGCATGGCCGATGAGGCGAACGTCGACCCGGGCTACACCGTGTCGGAGATGGCGGTGCAGATCCAGACCGAGCGTCTGGCGACGAAGGACTCGTGGGAGATGTGGGGCCGCCGCATCACGGTGCCGGTCGTGCAGGAGCCCGGCGCCGCCATCAAGATCACCGGCACGAACGCGTAAGGAGATCACCGTGGCTAAGCAGTACAAGGTGACCGCGCCGTGCGTGGTCAACGTCCCCGTTTCCTCGGAGCAGGGCGCCCAGCTCAGCACCTTTTACCGCGACGCGCTCCTGCCTGAGGGAGTGCCCGCGGACCGGGTCAAGCACCTGCTCGACTCCAACCTGATCGCGCCGGTCGACGACGACGGCGAGGTCGAGGAGGAGCCGGGCGGCGGCGAGCAGCCGGCCACCGTCAACTCCCGCTCCAGCAAGGCGGAGCTCGTCGAGTACGGGGTGGCCCAGGGCGACGACCGGGCCGCGCTGGAGGCGATGACGGTCAAGGAGCTGAAGGAGCTCTACGTCAAAGGCGACGAGCCCCAGTAGATCGTGGCCTGGGCCGGGGCGAGCATCCCCGTCTCCTCCGGCCCAGGCCGCCACCACAACCGGATAGCGAGGAGGGGCCGTGGCCGATCCGTCGTGGACACCGAGCCTGGAACAGGTGGCCGACCACATCCCCACCCGCACCCGAGACGCCGCCACTCCCGGCGACACCGGCCTGCTCGGCACGTTCAGCAGCGTCACCGAGCCGACCGACGAGCAGGCGCGACGGCACATCGCCGCCGCCGTGGCCGAGGTGCTCGGCGCGGTCGGCGGCACCGTCCCGGCCACCCCGACGTTCCTGTACGAGCTCGCATCCGAAGCCGCCGCGCTGCGCGCCGCCGCCGACATCGAGCTCGCCTACCCGAACCGCAACGCCGACATCGACCGGTTCCCGCAGCTGGATCAGCGGGCGAAGGACACGCTGCAACGCCTGATCGACGCGGTCAACGACCAGGGATCTGGACCTGAGGGCGTGCTGCTGCCCGTCTACTCGTTCCCGGATCCGCCGTGGCACGGCGACTACCACCTCTGAGGAGGGCGTCGTGGCTGTCTTCGGGTGGGTGTGGAACGAGCCGGAGGTGTACCGCCTCCTCAAAAGCTATGAGGGGCCGGTTGGGCTGCACATCGCCAAGCTGGCCCGCCGGGTGAACAGCACCGCCAAGCGGTTCGCCAACGTGTCCCCGGCCGGGGACATCGAAGCCGGGCGTCCGCCCGGCTACATGCGGGCGAAAATCCGGTGGGACATGGGGCGGGACCTGATCGGCGTCTACGCCGACATCTCCTCCCCGGCCCGCACCGCCCGCGACAACGCCCCCTACGGGCTTTTTCTCGAAGTAGGCACGCGGGCTCACATCATCCGCCCGAAACGGCCTGGCGGCTGGCTGCGCTTCGTCCAGAACGGCAAGATCCGCATGGCGCAAGTCGTCTACCATCCCGGTACCCGCCCGTACGCCTACCTGCGGCGCGCCCTTGGCACGCTGCGCGGGGCCTGACCGTGGCACGCGTCGCGGCGACCGCCGCAGTCCTCGCCTGGATCAACGACCACCCCACCCTCACCGGCCTCGGGAACCCGCTCGACCAGGGCGCGTTCCGCGACCAGGTCCGCTCCCCGTCCCGAGGCGCCTACCTGGTGCTGGCCCGCATCGACGGCGCCGACGCGCTCGTCGCCGAGGCCCCGATCGACGAGGCGCGCATCGCCGGACTCATCTTCGCGGGCACGGATGAGGCGGCGGAGGTGGCGGCGACCGCCTACGCGAACGCGCTGGCCGCCCTGACCGGCACGCCGACCGCGATGGGCGACGCCACGTGCCTAGTGGTGGACGCCATCACGGGTCCGCAGTTCCTCGACGACGGCGCGGGGGCGCGCGGTGAGGAGTTCGCCTGGCAGGTGGACGCCACCTTCTACCTCCGCTGATCTGCCCCCCTTCTCTGTCCTTCCGCCGTGTCTTGACCTGGAGGTTTCTGATGGCGGCTCTACCCCTGCAGGTGCTTGTACCTGGCGGGTCCGAATCCACGCTCGCCGCAGCGGCTGGCGGCGGCGACACCTGCCCGGCCGGGGCTGGCGTCTTCCTGGAGGTGGCCAACGGCTCCGGGTCGCCGGTCACCGTCACCCTTGCCACCCCCGGCACGATGGATGGTCTGGCCATCGCTGACCGGGCGGTCGCTGTCCCGGCTGGCGAGACGTGGAAGATCCCCGTTCCGAGGATCTTTCAGAAGGCTGACGGGTCCGCGGACATCACCTACAGCTCCGCGACCGACGTGACCGTCGGCGCTTTCAAGGTCGCCTGATGGCCGCCCGCCGCGACGCCAAGACGCCGCCCAGCACCGAGCCGGCCACCGCCGCCCCGCCGCCGTACTACATCGCCGAGCAGCCGCTGTTCATCGGCGGCAACCAGTTCGCCCGCGCCCACAACGTCGGCGACCGGGTGCCCGCCGAGCACGTCGAGAAGTACGGCTGGCACGCCGGTGTGCGACCCCCGGACGGCTACGAGACGCCCGCCCCGCCCCAGCCCAGTAACGAGCCTGAGACCGCGACCGGCCAGGCCACCAGCAGCAAGGAAGGTGACCTGTAATGCCTCGTGGAACTCCGGGCAATCTCGCGCTCGGCCCCGGCATCCTCTACGTCGCCGTGCTCGGCACCGACGAGCCGACCGACCTCGTTACCCCGTGGGAGACCGTCGATGCGGGCTGGATCCAGCTCGGCTACACCGACGAGGGCTCGACCTTCAACTATTCGGTGGACAGCGAGAACGTCGAGGTCGCGGAAGAGCTGGACCCGATCGCGGTCGCCCTGACCAGCCGCGAGCTGGGCCTGACTTTTGCGTTGGCTGAGATCACCGCCGCCAACCTGAAGCGGGCGCTCAACGGCGGCACGATCACCGTCGGCACCGGAATCGTCACCTTCGAGCCGCCGGACCTGGGCGAGGAGGTGCGGACGATGCTCGGCTGGCAGAGCGAGGACGGCACCGAACGGTGGGTCTACAGGAAGTGTCTGCAGGTCGGGTCGATGGAGATGTCGCGGGCGAAGGGCGCCGCGAAGGCCACCATTAGCTGCGATTACCGGCTGGAGCGGCCCGACGCGGCCAAGCCGTTCAAGGCCATCATGGCGACGGCGAGGGCCTGACATGGCGCGACGCTCCTACAGTTCGACCGGCCGCAAGCAGCAGCCCGACGGTGTGCCCGTCGTTGAGTTCGACCTCGACGGCGTCACCTTCACCGGCGACGGCAGCATCAGCATCATGGACCTGGCCGAATACGCCCGGCTCGCCAACCTCGGCATCGACTCCGACAACCCGGCCGGCGCGGGCATCATCGCGGACGTGTTCCTCGGCCTGCTCGGCGAGCAGACCTACCACAAGTTCCGCGCCCACTGCCGCAAGCACGGCACCGACGACGGCGACCTGGTTCAGATCCTGCAAGGGGTGATGGCGGACGCGACGGAGGCCGCGGCCGCCCGCCCTTCGACCAGGCCCTCGGACTCGTCCGATGGGCCGCCGCCCGGCCCGGCTACTGCGAAGGTCGTTTCCTTCACGCGGGGCACGGTCTCCGAGCAGCCGGTGGAGGAGAAGCCGCCGGTGGTCTCCTACGGCTAGACGACCTGCCGCTGCGGGACTGGTGCGATTTCGTGCACGCCTGCTGGATCGACTGGCGGCAGCAGACCCTCCAGGCCACCGCGCTGCTCGCTCTCGCCGGCGTGCTGGAGAAGGACGAGCCGGACGCTCATGTCCAGTTCGACGACCTGTACGGCCCGGCTGTCCCGCCCCCGCCGCCCAAGCCCGTCACCCCGCAGGAGCGGGAGGAGCGGATGCGGATCGTCGCCCAGCTCGCCAGATAGCCACCTGAAAGACGAGCGGGGGTGCTTGTGGCTACCCCGCTCGCAGAAGCATTCGTCCGCGTCCGCGCCGACACTTCGTCGTTCAAGGCCGATGTGCGGCGCGGCTTCGACGACGCCGACTCGCGCGGCCGCGGCGCTCGGGCGGGTTCGGATGCTGGCGCCGGATTTTCGAGCGGGCTGAGTAACGCCCTACAGGGGATCGGCAACGTCACCGGCAAGCTGTTCGACCTGCTGGGGAGCGCCGCGAAGTGGACGGCGTTCGCGGGCGGTATCGCCGCTGTCGGCGCCGCGGCCGCGTCGGCTGCCGGCTACCTGGTTGCGGTGGCGGCGGCTATCGCGCCGGTGGGCGGGCTGCTCGCGGCTCTGCCCGGTATCGCCTTGGTCGGGGCGTCGGCGTTCTCGGTGTGGAAGTTGGCGACGGGCGGCCTGTCGGAGGCGATGGGCGCCGCGCTGTCGGGCAACGCGGAAGCGCTCAACGCGGCATTGAACAAACTGTCGGATTCCGGCAAGGCGTTCATCTTCGAGTTCGAGAAGGCCATCCCGCTGTTGAAGGGCTTCCAGGAGGCGGCTCAAAGCGCATTCCTGGGCCCGCTCGTCGGCCAGTTGGACCGGTGGCTGCTGGCGCTCGGCGGACTGAAGCCCGCAGTCAAGGACCTGGCGGCCGAGTTCGGCGGCCTGGTCCGCAGCTTCTTCGACTTCGCGACCGCGCCGCGCAGTATCGAGCAACTCGACGGCGTGCTGCGGGATACGCACTCGCTGGTCGGCGCCATCCATGCCGCACTGCAGCCGCTGCTGACGGGGTTCCTCGACTTGGGCGCGGTCGGCTCGTCGTGGCTGGCCGGCATGTCCGGCGGGCTGCGCGATGTGCTCACCCGTTTCGGCGAGTGGATGTCGCGCATCGCCGAGTCCGGTCAGGCGCTGGCGTGGATGGACGGCGCGCTGCGCGTGCTCAAGCAGCTCGGCGCGCTCATCAAGGACGTCTGGGACATCTTCGACGGGCTGATGGACGCCGCGGCGAAGGCTGGCGGCGACGTGCTCGGCGTGCTCGGCAGCCTGGTCGATGGGTTCGCGAAGTGGGTCAACAGCGCCAAGGGCCAGGAGATCCTGGTCACCGTCTTCCGTGCCCTCAATGACATCGGGGCCGCGCTGCTGCCCGTGATCACCGCGCTCGCTGGTGCTATCGGCGTGCTTGCGCCGATCGTCGCCCACCTGGCAGAGCTGATCGGGCCGATCCTGACGACGGCGATCAACGCGCTCGCCCCGGCTATTGCTCAGCTTGGGCCCGGCGCGATTGCCGTGTTCACTGCCCTCGGCGCGGCGGTGCAGACCCTCGCCGACAGCGGCGCCCTGACGGAGATCGCTCAGGCGCTCGCCGCTCTCCTGATCGCCGTGGCGCCGCTGCTTCCTGCGCTGGCGGATCTCCTGGTTCCCATTCTGCGGGGCCTGGCGGTGCTGGTCACATCCGTTGTCGCCCCGGCCTTGTCGACGCTGGTCGGCTGGATTCAGCAGGCCGTGACGTGGATCACGACCGCGCCGCTCGACGACAATCATCCGCTCGCCCGGTTCGCCGCGTTCATCACCGGCACCCTCGTCCCGGCCGTGCAGGAGGCGTGGGCTTACCTGTCCACCGCTTTCACCGAGATCGGCATCTGGATCGAGGCCAACCGCGCCACCTTCGAAGCGTGGGGCGCGAAGATCGCCGAAGTGGTCGAGATCGTCCAGGGCATCTGGGGGCAGCTCGTCGCCCTGATCGGCCAGGTCTTCACCGACATCAAAACGTGGATCGTCGACAACCAGACGACATGGATGGGCTGGGGCGACCGGATCGGGTCGATCGCCACCAGCCTCGGCCAGATCGTCTCCGGCGTCTTCGAATTCATTGCGGTCGCCTGGAACATGTTCGGCGGGCCGCTCCTCGACCTGATCGGCGGCCTGTTCACGGCGGTTCTGCAGGTCATCGACGGCGTCATGCTGGCGATCAAGGGCGTGATCGAAACCGTCCTGGGCGTGATCACCGGGGATTGGGATCGCGCCTGGAACGGCGTGAAGGACATTTTCGGCGGCGTCTGGGAGGCGATCAAGGGCGTCCTGTCCGGCGCGTTGGAGATCATCAAATTCCAGATCTCGAATGCGTTGGCGGTCGTCGGCGACACCTGGGACGGCGCATGGAGCAAGCTGGAGAAAGTCATCCACACCGTCTGGGACGCCATCACCGGGTGGCTCGGCCGGAAGGTTGATGAGGCCGGAGACATCATCAACCGTCTCTCCCAAGTCCCTGGCCTGGTCAGCGGGTGGTTCGGGCAGGTGCATCAGGCGATCGTCAACCGGTTCAACGACGCCGTCAACTTCGTCCGCGGCATCCCCGGCATGATCGTAGGCGCGCTCGGCAACCTGGGCGGCCTGCTTTACGGGGCGGGCCGGTCCATGATGCAGGGCCTGATCGACGGCCTGTACTCGATGTGGCAGGCCACGTACAACGCCGCGTCCGAGATCTTGAACCACATCCGCAACCTGTTCCCGTTCAGCCCGGCGAAGGAGGGGCCGTTCAGCGGGAAGGGGTGGACGTTGCATTCGGGCCGCGCCATGATCTCGGCGCTGGCTGACGGCGTCCTGGCGGAGCAGGGCGCGCTCACGTCCGCGATGGATCAGGTGTTGAGGGCGGG